TGACGAACCGTCAATGTTTGAAGTTTCATTCCGTCTTCTTCCTGAAGATACATCAGGTTCCTATGGTAAGATCATTGATCGTACCTATGGACAATCATAATCTAAACTTAGATTAACTCAAGACCCACCTTTAATTAGGTGGGTTTTTTGTTTTGCCTGTGATAGAATAGAAAGATTATGGCAACAACCGTTTATAAAAATAAAATAATTAAACTCATTGATGGTACAGAACTGGAGATTGTTCCATTAAAAATAAAATATTTACGTGAGTTTATGGATGCATTTGAGGATGTTAAAACTGCCAAAAATGATGATGAAGCAATAGATTTTTTAGTTGAGTGTGTAAGAATTACAATGAAACAATATTATCCAGGAATAAATTTAACAAAATCTGATGTAGAGGATAGTCTTGATTTGCCAACTATATACACAGTATTAGATGTTTCTGCGGGTATAAAAATTAATCAAAAATCTGAAGAAACAGTAAAAGATCAAGCAACAGAAAGTGGTTCAACCTGGTCAGAATTGGATCTAGCCAAGATTGAGTCTGAAGTATTTTTATTGGGTATATGGAAAGATTACAGAGAATTAGAAGAGTCTTTATCTATGCCAGAATTAATTGCAACCCTTTCAAGTCGTAGAGAACTTGACTATCAAGAAAAGAAATTTTTGGCTGCAATTCAGGGGGTAGATTTAGATGCTCAGTCTGGAGAATCAAAGGGGCAAAAAGAATGGGAAGATATGAAGGCTAGAGTTTTTAGTAAGGGCAAGACTGGTGATGGGAAAGACATATTAGCACTTCAAGGACAAAATGCTGTAAAAGCAGGGTTTGGCATTGGTTACGGCCTTGATTACGAAGATTTAACAAAATAAAATAATAAAAAATAAGTTTCAACATGCTATAATTAACATAACCTATAGGAGGAAATAATGGCAACAACTACGTATGAGGAAACTACTCTTACATTAATTGATGGCACAAAGGTTACAGTACGTCCTCTAAAAATTTCTCTACTTCGTCCGTTTATGAAGAAGTTTGAGGGTGTGGGAGCAGTGGCGGAAGATAATGGCAAGTCTATGGACATTCTTATGGAGTGTGTGCAGATTGCAATGAAACAATACAAGCCAGAACTCTCTGAAGACGTAAAAAAACTAGAGGAGAATATTGATCTCCCAACAGTTTACAAGATCGTAGAAGCAGCATCAGGTATTAAACTTGCTGAAGTTTCAGACGTTCTTGGCGTAACTATGGCTGAATAATTTAAAAGAGGTGTGAGACTAAATGGCTGATGTTAATGCTAATATTGGTATTAATATTGATTCCTCTAATGCATTAACACAGTTAAAAGCATTACAGCGTCAAATATCTCAGTTTCACACCTCAATATCTAGATCAAGTGAAGCAGCAGCCCTTGCACAACGGGGATTACAAAAGAATCTTTTAAATAGCATAAATTCTATTGGCGCATTCTCTGCTGAAATGCGTACAGTCAAAACATCTGCAGAATCATTTACCAATTCATTAGAAAAAAATAAATTTTCAATGCGGGAATACTTCCGCTATGCGGGAGCATCTACAAAAACATTTGGCAGACTATTTAAATCAGAGTTTGACACAATTGGTAAGGTATCAGAAGAACGTGTAAAAACATTACAAACCCAATACATTAAAATGGGTCGCAATGTTAACGGGGTAATGGAAGCAATTGCTATTAGACCTACTAGCCTTAACATGCAAGACTATGGCACAAAAACAGCAATAGCAGCACAAAAACAAGCATTATTTAATCAGTTAATGAAACAAGGATCTACCAATCTATTAAACTTTGGTAAGAATACACAATGGGCTGGACGTCAATTAATGGTTGGTTTTACGCTTCCACTTATGGCTGTAGGAACAGCAGCAGCAAAAGCATTTATGGATATGGAAGCGCAAGCAATTAGATTTAAAAAAGTTTATGGAGATTTATTTACTCCACAAGAAGAAACACAGGCAGCGCTAGATAACATTACAGAACTTGGAAAACAGTTTACAAAGTATGGAGTAGCAGTATCTACTACCGTTGGTTTAGCAGCAGAAGCAGCAGCAGCAGGTTTTCAAGGTTTAGATTTACAACGTCAAACAACAGAAGCAACACGTCTTTCTATTCTTGGTCAAGTTGATAGTCAAAAGGCTCTTGAAACAACCATTTCATTGCAAAATGCTTTTGGTATGTCATCCGAAAAACTTGCAGAATCAATTGATTTTCTTAACGCAGTAGAAAACCAAACAGTTGTATCTCTTGATGATATTACTACTGCAATTCCAAAGGTAGCGCCAGTTATTCAGCAACTAGGCGGAGATGTAAAAGATTTAACATTCTTTATGGCTGCTATGAAAGAGGGTGGCATCAATGCATCCGAAGGTGCAAACGCACTTAAGTCTGGCCTTGCAGCATTAATTAATCCAACAACAAAAGCAAGTGCAATGCTTGCTAGTTTTGGAATTAATGCAGATGCTATTGTTGAAAAAAATAAGGGAAATCTTAAAGCAACAGTATTAGAGTTTGCAACAGCACTCAACCAACTAGATCCACTTAATCGTGCTAGAGCAATTGAACAAATGTTTGGTAAGTTTCAGTTTGCTCGTTTGTCAACATTATTTGCTAACGTAGCCAAAGATGGAAATCAGGCTGCTCGTGTTCTTGATTTAGCAAATTCTTCTGTTGAAGATCTTGCATCTTTGTCTGAAAAAGAATTAGGTATGACTGCAGAATCTTCAATGAATAAATTTAAAAAGTCAGTTGAAGATCTTAAGGTTGCCCTTGTTCCAGTCGGTCAAGCATTTTTAGAAGCAGCAACACCAATTGTAGAATTTGTTGGAAATATATTAGAAAAATTTGCTAACCTTTCATCTGGAACCAAAAGACTTATTACTTTACTAACAATCGGCATTGGAGCCATTGGTCCAGTATTGCTTATGACGTTTGGTTTGCTTGCAAATGGTGTAGCAAACATTATTAAATTGTTCTTAACACTTCGTGGCGGGTATCAAAGATTAACTGGTCAATCACAAATGCTAGCAGAGCAAACACAGTATATGACCATGGAGCAACTAGATGCTGCAGCAGCAGCCCACTCTCTTAATCAAACACATGCAAATTTAACACAAACATTTACTGCTGAAGTAACTCAAATAAATAAACTTATAGCAGCATATAACTCAGCAGCAGGAGCAGCAAGAAACTTCTCAATGAATAATCCTGGAATGATGATGCCAGGAAGAATTGCTAAAAAGTTTGCACAAGGAGGAATGATCTCAGGTCCTGGAGGACCAACCTCTGACTCAATTCCAGTAATGGCATCTAATGGAGAAGCAATCATTTCTGCAAAAACAGTCAAAAAGTATCCTGGAATAATTGATGGATTAATTTCTGGAAATATACCTGGATTTAAACGAACTGGAATTGTTGGAAGAACAATAGGAACAGCAGTGGATGTACCTGGAGGTTTTGCTGCTGCACACTTTGGTGGAAGCAATGAAGCAACAGGAGCACAACTTATTGAAATAAGTAAAGAAGCAACTCAATCTGTTCAGAATGCAATTTTACAGATGGTTAATTCTTTTGACGATGGAATGCAAAAAAGATTTACGGCATTTACTAATGAAGTTATTGGAACATCAACTGAATTAAACAGAGCAGTTGGAAAACAAGGAAGTGGTAAGAAAGCGTTAACCAGTTTAGCAAAAAGAGATCTTGTTGAAAGAGGTGAGTTTAGAGATATTGAACTTCAAAGACAATTAACAAATGCAGGAACCTCTGTTGAAGAGTTTAAGGTAATTAATAAAAAAATAACAGAAGAAATTAAAATTGGTTTTGACAAACTTGGAGACATTACAGAAGTTACTGCTGAAGATTTAGATAAATTAGTTAGTGATGCTTATAATAAAGTTGCTGAAACTGATAAAAGAGTAAAAGATGCTCAAACCAAAATGCGTAAAGTTTCTGTGGTAACAGATCCAAGAAATGACTCACGAATTGCTGTTGGAAAAGATCCATACATAAAATCTAGAAAAAGTGGAAAATATTTTGGTGGTATGCAACAAATGGCTGGCAGTTCTAGCCTTCCTTATGAAAAAAATGCAAGATTTACAATTACAAAAGATATGGCACAAGGTCTTGGAAAAACAACACAAGAAGCAGCAATTATTTATAATAAGTTTTCTGATGAAACAAAAAGAAGGTTAGCGGGATTAAGAACAGATTTAAATGCATTTACAAAAGAATTTACTATAGAGGCAGCAAAGGTTGGGTCTAAGGTAGGAGCAGCAGCGGTTAATGCAACTGCAACAGCAGCAGGAACAGCATCCCCATCTAGAAAAACTAGAAAGACTGGTGAAGATATTGGTCGTGGTCTTGAAGAGGGAATGAAGAGTAGACAGGACGATGTTGCTTTAATAGGATCTCAGTTAGGCAAGGCTGCAACAGGTGGAGTTAAAGGTGGAGTTGGACCTATTCCGTTTAGAGGGCCAGGGCAACCAGGATTAGTTGCTGCAAATGCGCCAAGCCCAGGTGTTTCTTTAGCAGATGTTACTGCAAAAGCAAGAATGAACAGAGAAACACTCCTATCAATACAACAACAAAAACGTATGTCAGTAATGAATCAGAGAATGGATAGACTAAATAAAGGCTTTATGTCTGGTACTTTTGCACTATCTGCCCTATCAGGTGTGGCTTCAATGGCTGGCGGAAATCTAGGAAAATTCTCTGAAATACTGTTTCAAATAACTGGACCACTTTTTGCTTTATCTTCTATCATTCAACTATTAACTGGAAACAAAATAGTTTCAATTATTTCTAAATTTAAAGGTGCTTTTGGACTTGCGTCTATCGCTTTAACTGCTGGAATAATAGCAATAAAACTTTCTAATAGCGCAAGAGAAAAAGAACGAATGGCTATTGAAGGTTTAGCCAATGCAATAACAACTACAAAAACAAAACTTGAAACACTTGGAGAATTTTTTGGAGTTACTCCTACAGCAAGGGCTGGAACTGATGCCGTTCTTTCTAGTATACAAGCAAAACCAAATGAACGATCACAAATTCAAGCATTAAAGAAAACAGAAAGTTTTCAAAAAGACTTTGAAAAAGATATTAGTGCTTTATCTAAGGCAACAAATGAAGAAGCCTTATTAGCACTGCAAACATTAGCATTAGATTTGCGTGGACAGGGTTTTGCAAAAGCACAAGTAGATATAATTATAAAAGCGTTATTAGAAGAGGCTGACAAATCTAAACTTATTCTAAAATTTGGACAGTTGGATTTATCAAAAGAAGAAGGAAGAGTAGGAGCAATAGCCTTAGCACAAGATATTACAAAAAACTTTAATGCAGAATTTGAAAAAGGAATTGAAAAAACAAGAGAAATACTTTCTGTTAGAGGCGGAGTAACAAGTTATGGTCCAGAAATAATTAAGTTGACCAATGAACAACAAAAACAATTAAAGTTAGGATCTCAAGAGTTAAGCAATGTCCTTGCTGGAGTTAGTGGACAATTTAAAGCAGGAGCGATGAGCGGTTCTGAATACACAGACACAATTTTAAAAATTCTTAAGCCAACAGAAGATACTGCATACGCAAATTTATTATTAAAAGAAACTTTAATTTCTATAAATCCAGAATATGCCAAAGCAACTGCTGGAGTAAAAGATTATGAAACAAGGTTGCTGCTAGTTCGGGCTGCACTTCTTGGAGTTGCAGTTGCAGAAGAACTAGTGTTAACTACAATAAATGGTAGCGTCTATGAGCAAGAATCAGCAAGAGCCAAAATAAGAAAAATGCTTGAACAAACAGAAAAAGATATAAATAATCAAAATAAAATCACTGCCGCTGCAACTCAAACTGGCAAAGCAGAACTAAAAGGATTAGCAGCAAAAATTAAAGCACTTAAAGATCAAACCAAAGCCTTCACAACTTTGATTGGAAAACAGATTGATTTTAAAACTGCTATAGAGTTAACAAACGATGCTGAAATAGTTAAAGAAATTCTTGATATTAATGCAATAAAAAATACAACAAAAAGAAATAAAGCATTAAAAGAATTTATCAATCTTACACAAAAATATATAAAAGTAAATCAAGAAAATCAAGATACTGTTGCTGACCCAAGAGATAAAGAAATTGCACGTTTAGACAATTTACAAAAAATTATAGCACTTAATGAATACCTTATTGATTTACGCACTGCTCCTGAAATTAAAGCATTTAATGATGAAATAGAAAATCAAGAAGGACTTTTACAAAATGTTAACGATGAAATTGATAAAATTAATAATAATAGAATTAAACCAATTCAAAAAATAATTGATGCAAATAACTTTGTCCTTGAACAAATATCTTTACAAGAAGATGCAATTAATGAAAAATATGAAAAACAAATATCAGCATTAGAAAAAATTGAAACAATTAATCAAGATATTGCTAACACTCAAAAACAAAGACTTTCTATTGCAGATGCTTTAACTCGTGGAGATATTTCTGCTGCTGCACAACTTGTACAAGAAGCAAAAGCACAGCAAGCACAAAACGCATTTTCTAGACAAAAGGATGCTTTAACTTCTAATCGTGATAATCAAATAGCAGCATTAGGAAGAAATGCTATTGAAAAACAAAACAAACAACTTCAACTAGACATTAGCACAATTGAAAGAGAAAAACTATTAACTCTCCAAGAACAAAAACAAACAATTGAAAACAAAATTGAAGCAACAAATCGTGAACTTAAAGTTCTTAACACTAAAGTTGAAAAAGAAAAAGATTCTGCAACTTATGCTGGTACAACTAGATCAGAGATTGATAAAACAAAAACACTTCTTGAACTAAGCAAAGGACCATTAGATGCTAACGCTGCAGCAATTGCAGCATCGGCTACAAGTGCTAAAAACTTAGCAAACGAACTTGAAAGAGCCCTTAAGGCTACGCTTGCTATGCAAAATAAAACAAATATTCCTGGGTCAACAGGTAATAATGAAGCAAATACAAAGCCTACGGGGTTTTTTACAACTACAGGCGCTGGCGGAGTAAAGATAACTACTCCTTGGGATACAGGAGCAGGTAAATCAATTAACAGAAGTCTGGGTGGTATTGTTCCTAAATACATGGCTCGTGGTGGAAGGATTGGTTCTGATACCGTCCCAGCAATGCTAACTCCTGGAGAATTTGTAATGAATAAAAAAGCAACCCAAAGGTTTGGGCCAATGCTTTCAATGCTAAATGAATCTAAGTATCCTTCAATGATTGGAAATGGCAGTAGTGCACAAGTTCCAGTTAATAATATTTCTACATCAATGAATGATAACTCTACAGCAGTGTATAATTATAGTTTGGGATTTAATATTAATGGAAATAATTTAAATGCAAATGATGTTGCTAGGGCAGTAATGAAAGAAATTAAAAATGTTGACTCACAAAGAGTTAGGGGGCAAAGAATCTAATGGCTACTAGTGCCTATTTAGCGGGTAGAAAAAGGTATACAAGACCACAGGGTATATTATGGTCAAACAATGCTGGAACCCTCTCTAATGGCCTATACGTGCCTACTGGAGTAGAGGTGGGGGCTGCTACAGCAGAAACAGATCCAAACCTACTAGATCAGTTTATTATTTTATCTGATCACAACAGAGGTGAAATGCAGTTTAATAACCAAAGAATTGAACAACGCCAAAGAACAATTAATGGCAGGATGCGTTCTTTTCATATTGCAGATAAATTAAGTATGTCTGTTTCTTGGAACATGCTGCCTTCACGGGGGTATTCAGGATTACCTAATTTTAACTCAACAACAGGAGTATCACCAAGTGAAGGATCTACAGCAGAATACACAGCAGATGGTGGTGCAGGTGGGGTTGAAATTCTTGATTGGTATGAAACACATCAAGGTCCATTTTTTATGTACCTTGCTTATGACAAATATAGCAATTTTTCTGGTGGAACACAGTTTAATAATTTAAATAAATATAATCAAGTTATTGAAGTTTATTTTGCAGACTTTAACTATTCCGTAGTAAAGCGTGGGGCAACAAATCATGACCTTTGGAACATATCGGTAACCTTGGAAGAAGTTTAAATGTTTGAAAGTACTGAATTAAAAAATCACTTTGAAACATCTGCAACAATACAAACAGAGTCATTAGTCTTGGCTGAGTGGAACATGAACATGCCAGACAATATATTTAAACTTGGCAATTATAGATACAGATCTCAAGAACAAAACTCTCAATTCTTAACACTACCAAATACATTTGATAGCGCAGATGCTGGATTATTTTACACTGGAGCAACAGATGCAGATGTTGTTATTGATGGAGGGTTTGAAAATAATGGAACGCCTCAAATATTTACTTCTATAAAAGAAAAAAATAAACTTTTATATTCATTAGAAGATTGCGTAAAACCTTTTAGACCAAGATCTGGGATAAATAAAGCAACAGCATTTAAAGGAAAATATTTATCAAATTCTGGAAATGATTTTGCAAGACGTCCAAGATATTATATGGCATCACGATATGATCAGTTTAAATATTGGACATCTTTTAGAACTGAAGATGGTATTGAAAGAGGTATTGCTAAAAACATAGTTAATGGCAATTACTACATAGATGACGTTGCACCTTTTGTGGTTTATAAAGAAAATGTACCAGCAAACCGAATTGTTATAAAAATGCAAACTAATGTTGGAGATATAGATTTAGGAGATTTTACTGATATATCTAAAACTTTTGCAGATCCATTTTTTGGAAATGATAACAAGACAACTCCATCAAGATGGAAAATTCAATATCTTAATGAGAATAACTGGATTGATGCTTATGTATTTAACGAAAATGATTTACGTGAGGACGGCTCTCAAATTATTTCTCACGATGGATATGTTGAATTACAATATGCATTAAAAAATATTCCAGATAATTTTAAAGATAGTTTTGTATTTGCAGAAACACTTTCTTCTTCTACTTTATTGCCAAATGAATCAGTAAATGGATACGCATATTTAGTCATTCCAAATGAAGGTAATGTTGGAACGTATCACGTATGGAATGGCACTACTAATACTTATAATACATTTTCTCCAGTTTATGGTTGGGTATTGGGAAGCGAACAAATTGATAATAAAACAACATTTGTTACAGATCTAACAAGTCCATCATCATTTCAAGAAACAACAAATGGACAAACTGTTTACAGAGAATTTGAAAATATTCGTGGATTAAGAATTGTTGTAGAAAAAATGAATAAATTTGATTCTACATTTGATTTAATTGAGATGTCTCCAAGGCTAGTTGTTAATATATCAGACAAAGTAATAGATTATAGTGTTAAAAAAATTCTTTCAGATTTGGGAAACTCCTCTTTGCCAGTAGGACAATTATTAGCCTCAACTGGCAGCGTATCCTTATTTGATGATGATCAAGCGTTTAATGATAATAATTTAAACAGTATAGTAAGTAAGTATATTCGTAAAAATATTAAATTTAATTTTTATGAAAAAATATTAAATGTAGAAGGATTTGACTATTGGGTCCCAATTAAAACTTTATATTCAGATGGAATTCCACAGGCAGATGTAACCGCTGGTACTTTAGAAATAACATTAAGAGATTTTTATTTCTTTTTAGAATCTATGCCAGCACCTAGAATGTTAGTTACAGAAGCATCTCTTAGTTTTGCAATTAGTTTACTTCTTGATTATATAGGATTTAGTAATTATTCTTTTTATAGAACAGCCAACGAAACAGACCCCATAATCCCATATTTTTTTATTGCTCCAGATCAAACGGTAGCAGAAGTTTTAAATCAATTAGCAGTGTCCACTCAGAGCGCTATGTTTTTTGATGAATATAATAATTTTATTGTAATGAGCAAAAATTACATGCTTCCATCAGAAAATGACAGGGCTTTTAATACCATTTTGTCTGGATCAAACAATCAGGTTGTTGACGGAATTATTGAAAATAAAACATCTGGAACATTGCCAAATATTATTTCAATTGCATCACAAGATAAAAAAGTATATAATAATGGAAAGATTAACTATACAACTAGATATATTAGGAGATCTTACGGCTCTCTTAGTCAGGCAAATGTGCTTGATAAAGATAAAACTTGGATATATACTCCATCACTTTTATGGGAGGTTTCAGGTACTGACCAAACTAAAACAATAAATGAAGTTGTATCAAAACAAAGCAAATATGGTTTAAGCGCAATGCCAATTAACTCAGACTTGCCAGCACTTGCTCCAACAGTTGTAAATCATACAGTAATAAACAATGTTATAGATTTAGGAGAAAATGTTTATTGGTTAACAAGAAATCAGGGATATTTTTATTCTAACGGTGAAATTATTAAATATGATGCTGTGCAATATAGCGTCACTCTTGCAGTTTGGTATCCAATACAGTCTGATGGATCGTTGTCAGAGTCTTTACCAGAAATTGTTTTACCTGGAAGGCTAGCGCCAATCACCTTTATAAGTGATTTAGATAAAAGAGTTGCAAATGGGGAAATTACTGAGGCTCAAAAAGGAGAAGAAATTCAACTATGGAGGTCTTCTCATAGGCAAGGCAGTAGCAATGTTTGGATTAAAAATAATCAAGAGTATCAAAAATATTTTTCATCAATACCATTTAACGCAAAAATTTATCCAACTGGCCTTGTAAGAATACACACTGTACCATTTTATGAAACAATTGATGGAATTACAAGGTTGCAAAATGGTGTAGTTTATGAACATGGTCGTGCACAATTTGGAACTGCAATTACATCGCATATCGCAGGAATAGACCCTTATTGGTCCAATAATGATTATGTAAGAGGTTGCGAAATGCAAACAAAAACTTTATTTACAACAAGTCTGTTGGAAGACATTGTTTTTCCATCAACTACAACTGGAGCAGCAGGAGTTAACAACACAAAAGCCAGACAAACTTCAAGAAACGGAACAGTTAAAGATTTTATGTCTTCAAGTTACGGAACTGAAACATCTGTAAATAAAACTTTGTCAACTAATTCTGGAACAACACAGTCATCAGCATTAATTATGAATGGGCCATCCTTTACAGTATTGGAAAACCCACTAAACTTAGTTTCTTATGTATACAAACAACTTAATAATAGTTATAAACATTTTGGAACAAGGGTTCGCATTGTTGGAAAAATTGAAAATAATGAAAATCGTAGTCAAACTCCTAGTGGAAGCATACCTTATTATCAAGTTTCTGGTATTGCTCCAAATCAGAATTCAACTATTGGTGGTGCTTCTGGCGGATTAGCAGTTCTTCTTAATCCAGAAACAAACAACGGATATTATTTTGAAATAGTTGCACTAACAGAAAATAATATAGAGTCATACTTAAAATTAGATAAAGATAATAAATCAAGCATATCTGTTGACAATATTGTTTTTTATAAAATTAAAAAAGATGCATCAAACACAAATGCAGTTCCAATTAAACTTTGGGGAGGTCTTTCAAAAATTCTTGTTGATAGTGGAGCATTTATTGAACAATCTAGGATTACTGGAGAGCAAGATGTAACGGTCTATGATTTAGCAGTAGAGTATGAAGATATAGGTAAAATAAGAAGATTCTATTTATATATTAATAATCAACTAATTAAAACTGTAGATGATCCAGACCCACTGCCAATATATAATAATATTGCTCTTTTCATTCGTGGATCTTCAAAACTAATGTTTGAAAATATTTATGCATTATCACAAAATTATTCTCAAAATAGTGTGTTTACTGTTGGAGAAACTTTGTCTTCAGTTTTTGGAGATAAAGAAATAAATGTTAGTGAATCCCTTAGAAAATATGCCATGAGTGGAGTTATACAATCAACTTATTTGTCAGGCATCAGCGCTCAACAACCACCAAAATATAACATGTATTTTGATGAATTTGGATCAATAATGAGAGAATGTGCATATTTTGACATTAAGTATGATCGTGCATATCCAGCGCTTTATTCTCAAATATCTCCAACTGTTAATAAAAATAAAGGATATACCCTTTCTGGATTCTATGCGGATTCTTATGGGGCTGAATTTTTAATATTTAATTCTACAGATGCATTTCTTAATCTTGATGAAACAAGTGGAAATTATTTAAAAATTCAGGGAATTACTTTTACACAAGACACCACTCATGAATTAACAGTAGACGAATATTTTAAAAAACGAAGCAACTTATCCGACATTCAAATAAGCAATTCTTCTCAAATTACCTCTACTCTTGTAAAAAAAGAAAAATTTGACAACATAAAAACAAGCAGAATGATTTATGGAAACAACGATTTTACAATAGAAACCCCATACATTCAAACCCAGGATGACGCTGAAGAATTGATGGGATGGTTTATTGATAAAGTTATGATACCTAAAAAATCAATTGGATTAAAGATATTTGCCAATCCGACTATTCAATTAGGAGACATTGTAAAAATTAATTATAAAGATTCAAATAACTTAGATTTAGTAACTTCAGAAAATTCTAGATTTATAGTATATAATATTGAGTACACAAGAAAAATAAACGGTCCTGATATGACTGTGTATTTGGTGGAGGTATAAAATGGGAGCATATTTAGAAAACATTTTTAAGAAACCAGCATCTAAACCTACAGCACCTAAAATTACAACACCAGATAACACAGCGTTTGGGTTAACAAGTCCAACGCCAACACCAACTCCAACACCAACAGCAAGTCCAACACCTAAAATTACAACACCAGACAACATAGCCTTTGGTTTAACAAATACAACAAAGGCAAAGGCACCAGAGGTTGTTAGTTCGCCTCAAGGAGATGTTGTCAATTTAGTAAAAACAGTAAATACAGTTCCAGCCCCATCAGTTAATGTAACTGCAACACCGCCTTCTCCATCAGTAAATAACTTAAATTTACCACCTACAACATTAGCAATAAAAACTGCAACTCCAGATATAGTTTTATTTGATGAAGAAGCCATAGATATAGATGAAGTGTTTGATTTAATATTTGAAAATGTTGGTGCACTAGAACTAATAAGCATTTCAAGGTCTGATATTATTAATGGACAAAAAATATCTTATCAACCAGTTAAAAATTTATCTAGCATACAACAAAGGTATAATCCAAATAATATTATTAGTCTTCAACAAACTGCAGATAAATATTTTGCTGGATTTTCTATAAAACTAGAAGACAAAATTCCTAATGAAGGAAATGGGGAAAATGGAAAAAATATCTATATTGATGAGGCAAGTGGAGATCTAATTATTGAGTTAGTTAATTTAAACAATGATGAACAGGTTGAGACTCAAATTACGTTAAGTGGTACAATATATGAGATAAACCTTGGAGACTATACATCATGATAACAAACACTGGTAAAACAATTATTGGCAAATATTTACTTGGCCAAGCACCAGCATATGCATCTTATATTGCTGTTGGCTGTGGAGCAACTCCGCTAGATATCGGTGATTCAATGGGAGATTATTCAACAAAAACAAATCTAGACTTTGAAATGTTTCGTGTTCCAATTTCCTCTAGAGGTTTTGTTAATGAAAATGGTGTTGATAAAATTGTATTTACCGCAGAGTTACCCACAGAAGAAAGATATGAAATATCTGAAATTGGAATTTATTCAGCAGGATCTAATCCATCTGCTGGAGCCTATGACAGTAAAACAATATTTGCATTTTCACAAACAGAGAATTGGCAATATCATACTGCTAGTGCAGTAGGAGGTATTAGCACATTTTTAGGAGCACTTGACGCTCCTTTAAATGATAATGTTATTTCAGTAGCAAATTCTGTTTTTCAAACCAATGCAGATAATTCAACATTTTTTAAATCACCAAGAGTTGAAAGATATGAAAGAGCAAGATTTTTAAATAACGTTATTTTAATAAAAGGCAATGAGGCTGATCTTGACATTGAATCCGACAGTGGTCCAACACAAGATACTTTTACAATAGGAGCAGGATCAAACTACATTAAATTAAGCGGGACAACCGTTGATTTTACAAAAAATTCTCCGACAGACGAATTAAGACTAGCATTTTCAATAGTAAACAAAGATGGAACATATGCTGTAGGCACTCAACCAGAAAGAGCCAGAGTTTTAGTTTCATTTGAAAATACAAGCGGAACAGAGTTTGCAAGACTTGAAGCAGAGGTTGCTGACGATAGTAGTGGAGGACAATACGATTTTGCTACACAAAGATATTTTGTTGTAACAAAACAACTTCAACAATTATATAGAACATCTGGGTTTGATTGGAATGCTGCTTCTGTAGTTAAGGTGTATGCATGTGTTCTTGATGGAGTTAATCCGTCTGAAAACTATTACGTAGCCCTAGATGCTTTAAGATTAGAAAATATTGCTACAGTAAATCCACTTTATGGATTAACTGGGTATTCAGTAATACAAACGTCAGATGCATCAACAGTAATTAAAAATCCAAATACTAGCAATTACATTGAATTTAGATTTTCGGTAGATGTTTCTGGGGGAATAATCTCATAATGCCAGATCAAGGAATTAAAAAGGTTATAATAAAAAAGGCATCTTTGCCACCATTAGACCATAATAAAATTGGATATGTTTTTAGATATAGGATTATTTCCGAAGATAAGAATAGAACGTCTCAATGGTCTCCAATAAATCTTGTATTGGATGACTCAATTACCACCGTTACTGGAGCAGTACAGGTCTCATCATCAATTATTAGTGCCGTTTGGGGAGATGAAATAAATAGACCAAAATATGATATTTTTGTTGGATTTGATGGTGTTACAGCAACCTATCACGGAACAACGCCAATCCACTCGTATCAATTTATTAAAACTGGTACTACAAATGTACGTGTAATTGTTCAAGTTGAATCATCTGAAAAAACACTAAATGCCAATTTGCAAATATACAACTCTGGCTTAGTTTCTTTGGTATAATAAAATAGGAGGAATAAATGGCTAAAGTACCAC